GGCCTGTCTCCGGTCGAACTGCGCGTCGAGGGAACCGGCGCTGACCGCAAGTCCTTCCGCCACATCGGCAATCCCATCACCGAACTGACAGGCGCCCCGGCTGCGCGCACGACTGTCGAAGTGGATGGCGTTCGACGCGAGACTACGCCCGAGACTGTGCAGCAAACCGTCAACGAGATTCGTGCTGCCCGTCCTGCTGCTGCTGCACCTCCGCCTCCGCCTACTCCTCCGGGGCCGCCGCCCCAAATGACGGAAGCCGAGAAGAAGCAGACCAACGATCCCATCAACGAGCCCATCATCGGCTCTGTGATGAACTTCTTCGCGTCGCCCATCCTGACCATAACCAAGCTGTCGCGCAACTTCGCTCCGGTGCGTACAGCCTTTATGAAGTTTACTGCTGTCGAGAACTTCTACAAGGACCGGGCCGCTGCCGCACACAAGTCGATACACGATCTCAGCGATGCCTCCAAGCAGAAGGTAATGCTGGGCCTCGACAGGGCGCGCCGCACTCGCCAAGAAGTTAATGAGGCAGACTACACGCCCGAAGAGATGGGCGCAATCCGTGCCTTCCGCGCGCACATGAAGTTCATCTATGACGCAGCCATCGACGGCGTATCCCGTAAGTACTTTGATCCGGCTCTCGCCAAGAACGACGCCGACCGCGCTCGCCTGCAAGCCTTCCAAGATCGGCACACCGGCCAGTTCCTTAGCGACATTCCTGACGCTGCCCTCGAAGCCGCTTCGCCGGAAGGTGCCAAGCTGGTCCGCAAGTACAAGGCTGCCCGCGATCCATTTTATTTCCCGCAGCGCACGCAAGGCACCCACTTCGTTGCAGCCTATGAGACTGGCAAGAAAGATCCTATCGCCCTCTACGCCTATACCCCGCTCAACGCCCTTCAGAAGCGACGCGGCTTTGAGGACCCTGAAGCGGCGGCAATCCGTAAGTTGCGCGCAGAGTTTCCGAACAGCAACACGCACCGCGTGATGACGTCTGGCATGCGCTTCGAATACGATGAGCGCGCCAAGAGCCTGAAGGACAACGCTGACTTCATCAACAAGTACCTCGACCGTCTGCGCGATGTCAGCGGCAAGGAAGGCAAGCGCGTCCCGAATTACGCGCAAGTCAAGTTCGGGAGGGGGGGTGTCCCCCGGGGAATTCCCGAAAAAGGGGAGAAAAATGACCAACAGACTGCCACCAGAACTGCACCTTGTCCACGGAACCCGGGCGGCGCACAAAGCCGAACCTTTGCCCGACAACGTCCGGTCACGCATCCCCAAAGCCGTCTGGCTGGATGACCCGGACGCATGGGACAGGGACAAGTTCGTGAAGGACACCAGCGAGTTCCTGTGGGACACCTACGGGATTGGAAGCGACCAAGACCAGCACGTGTTGGCGGCGTTGGCCGCGCAGTTGGACATTTACGTCCGGTGCTGGAAGGGCGTCCAGAAGGGCGGCATCATCACGCAGTTCAACAACGGGCAGACCATCGGGCCAAACCCGTTTCTGACAGCCGGTGACAAGGCGTTGGCCCGTGCCATCGTCCTGATGAACGAATTGGGGCTGACGCCACGCGGGCGTCTGGCGACCAACAAGCAAGAGGGCGGCAAGTATTCCAAACTGCTGAATGGGCCATGACCTATGAAGACGGCATCCTGTACGCAGTCCAAGTGGTGCGGGGTGAGATTGCGGTCTGTCGAAACATCCGGCTTGCCTGTCAGCGGTTCCTGAACCAGCTTGAGGACAGGTCATGGGCTTATGAGTTCCACGTCAAGTATGTAGAGCATTTCCTTGAATTCGCGTCCACCCTTTGCCACACCAAGGGGCCAGAAGCGGGTAAACCCTTGGTGCTGGAGCCGTTTCAGATTTTCCTCATCTGCGCCATTTACGGGTTCCGAAGCAAAAAAGACCCAAAGCGGCGGATGGTCACGGACGTCATCGTGTACATCCCCCGCAAGGCGGGCAAGTCAACCCTAATTGCGGTGATTGGCCTGTATGAACTCCAGTGGGGCGAATCCGGCGCGGAGGTTTACACCCTTGCGACCAACCGTGACCAAGCCAGCTTGGTGTTTCATGCCGCTCAGGGTTTTGTTGAGGCCATGCCCGGGGACGTCAGCGGCTTGTACGGTGTCAGCCGATACCAAATCGTCAAACGCGGGGACAGCCAGAGCGTGTTCAAAGCCCTGAGCCGGGACACAAAGAAGTCCGGTGACGGCCTGAACCCGTCTTGCGTCATCATTGACGAAGCGGCGCAGATTGTTGACCGCAACACGATTGAGGTTATGTTTTCCGGCATGGTGGCGCGTCAGAACCCGTTGCGGGTTTACATCACCACGGCCAGCTTCACCAAGGAAACCAAGTTCTATGAGGATATGCAGTTGCTTGAGGCAATGCTGTCCGGGGAAGCGGAGGACAACCCCCGTTGGTTTGGCCTGTTGTACAGCCTTGACCCCGGGGATGACTGGCGGGAACCCAAGACATGGGCCAAGGCCAACCCCATGCACGGCATCAGCGTGTTTGAGGAAGCCATCGCACAGCGGGCGGAGGAAGCCAAGCACAAGCCAGCGGCCCTGAACGAGTTTTTGTGCAAGACCCTCAACATCTACGTCAGCGCAAACAGCGCATGGGTTGACCGGGATTATTGGGACAGCCCAAAATGCAGCAACGTGGCAAACCTTGGCCGGGAGCCGGAAGCGGTGTTCATCGGGTTTGACCTTGCGGCCGTCCGAGACTTGAATGCCGTGTGCACCCTCAAGCGGTATTCCGACACGGAATTTGACGCGCACTGGAAATTCTTCATGCCGGAAGCCGGTTATGACCTCATTCCAAAGCACTATTTGGACATTTTCCGGGTGGCGCGGCAAGCCGGGATTCTGCACGTCACCGAGGGCAACGTGATGGATGACCGGGAAATCAGCGACTACATCATTGCCGAGTGCCAGCGGTTTGACGTCAAGGAAATTGGGTATGACGCATACAACGCGGCCTCACTGGTAGCCCGTCTGCACGAAGCCGGATTGCCTGTCAAAAAGGTGGGTCAGGGCATGGCCGTGCTGTCAAACCCGTCCAAGCACACCGAAAAACTCATCATGCAACACGCCATAAAGCATGACGGCAACCCGTTTGTTGGCTGGCAGCTTGGGAACTGCGAAGTGTATGAGGATGTGAATGGAAACGTGAAGGTGCGCAAGAATGAAGCTGACAAAAGTGCAAAGGTGGATGGCATAATCGCACTTATCATCGCCATGCACTGTTCATTGGACAATCCTGCCGTGAGTGGTTTTGGCTTCCGAACCTTTTGAGGAATCGTATGGAACTGCGCGGAATCCCTGAGATTTTCAAACGGAAATCAGCCAAAGCCAACGAAGCCAACACCCTTTTTGGGCAGACGGCACTTGGCAACAACGTGGTGTATCAGGGGGACAACAAAAACCCCACGGTCAACACGCAAATCCTCTACGTCACCACGTCAAGTGCAACAAATGCAGGGCGTCCGGTTGATACATCGTTGCTGTCACGCAACAGCACCGTCATGTCGTGCGTTTCTGTTAAAGCCCGCGCAATTTCGCAGCTTCCCATCAGGATTATGTGCAGGGAAGATGACGGCACGTTTGTGGATGCGCTTTCATCCGACAAAGTTGGCATCCGGGACAAGCAACGCGCCAAAGCCGCACTGAAACTGCTTGAGTGCCCCAACAATTTCCAGAGCCAATATGAGTTTTGGTATCAGTGGATGATGTGGCACGAGATGCTTGGCGAAGCCTTTACCCTCTGGTGGAGAGCAGACCAGAAGAAAATGACGCAGTTGCCGCTGGAGATGTACATCCTTGACAGCACGCTAATTGCCGTCACCATCACTGAGACACGTTACCCGTCATACAGGCTTTCCACACCGTCCTACGGGTTCAGCAAGGATGAGCCACTGCAATACTACCAAGTGATGCACTGCAAAGACCAAGCGTGGCAGGGTTCCGCTGGTTTCAACAAAGGTATGTTGGCCGCTGAACTGGTTGGCCTTGACCAAGACATTGACATTTATGCCAACTACGTGATGCTCAACGGCGCGAAGCCGTCTGGCATTTTCGTGACAGAGCAAGTCATCCCGGACAGCAAATTCAAGGAAATCGCGGCACGCCTCAAGGAAGCGTGGAGCAGCATGATTGGCAGTCAGCGCACCGACCAGAGCAAACCCGGTCAATCTATGTTGCTTGACCAAGGTATGCGCTATGAGGCGGTGAAGCCCCTGACCCTACAGGACACTGACCTTGCGAACCTCAAGACCCAAACCATGAAGCGGATTTGCGCCCTGTACGGCGTGCCGCCTTCAATGGTGGGCGTGGGCGATTCCAAATACAACAACACGCAAACCATGCTGGATGAGTTCTACAAATCCACGATGTACCCGGTTCTGGTGAACGTCCAACAGAAGCTGAAGCAAGCGTTGTTCAGCGATTACCCAAACCTGTATGTTGAGTTCGACACAAAGAACTTCCTCAAGGGCGCACCACTTGACCAGATGAATTTCGTCAACTCTGGCGTCAAGGCTGGCGTGATGACGCCCAATGAGGGGCGCGAATACCTTGGAATGCCCAAAATGGAAGGCGGAGATGAGTTGGTTGGGGATAGCGCAAAGGCTGAACCAATACCCGGTTCAAGCCCTCAAGACACGGGCGGTGGCGGCGGCAACCAGACCCGCAAAATGAACATCGGGAAATAATGTCACTGATTTTTCGTTTGATGGTAGCATCCTTGGCAACAATCCAGCCAAGTCCTGCGCCCAAAAAGCGAGGGCGACCGCCAAAAACAATACACGACATTGACCAAACAAAAGTCGATGAGGTTATCTATGACAAAAAACGTGATGCTGGTATGCGAGGCCAAACTGGCGGTGGAAGCCGCAAAGGGAAGCGCACCCACCGGCAGAATTGAAGCCCGGGTAACAACTTGGGGGCCAAGAGAAGGCGCAGACGGCCGCAAGTTTTTCTATCAGCCCGAAGGCTTCATGGATTGGGCCAAAGAATTCACCGAGTCAGGCAGACCCCTGCCCATGTTCGTGAATCATGCGGCTGACGCCATCCCGGTGGGCGAGTGGACAGAATTCGCGTTTGACGATGAAGGTATGACCGCCAAAGGGCGCGTGTATCTCAACACCAACCAAGGCGCAGACCTTTACAACGTGATGACCGAGTCACCCGCGATGTTTGGCGGCGTGTCTGTTGGCGCGTATGCAGAGGAATTCCAGTGGGTCAAGGAAGATGGCAGTGTGTTCCCTGCCGGTTCCGGCGAATACTGGGATGAAGGTTATTTCCAAATCACCAAAGGCGGCTTGCGCGAAGTCAGCGTGGTGATGTATCCCAACAACCCACAGGCAGAAGTGCAGAAGCTGGAATTCTTCCGGGATGACGGCACTGCTGACCTTAAGATTTTGGAACGTGCTTTGCGTGAGGCAGGGCTGTCCAAAAAGGATGCGGTCACGTCCGCGTCCGTGTTCAAGAAGGTCTTGGAACAGCGTGATGTTGTCCAAGAGCGCACTGAACCCGCAGCCGCACAGAGCGATTCTGACGCGGAAGTGACCGAAGCTCAGGAGATTCTTGCCGCACTTGAGCGGCGCGAACTGCTGAAACAACTTGACCAACGACTGAAAGGTTGAACCATGTCCAAAGAAATCATCGAAAAATTGGATGCCATCGAAGCCAAACAAGCTGAGAGCATCACCGCTGTTGAAGCCAAAATCCCTGCCGCTGTTGAAGCTATCAAGGCTGAATTCACCGAGATGGTGAGCGCATTGGAAGCCAAAGTTGCGGCCGTTGGCACTCCCGCCATTCATCGCGAACAAGCCAAGTCTGTCCGCGTTGACGTGAACCGTCATGTGCGCGAACAACTGAAAGAGTTGGCCGCTGGCAAGTCCACTTTTGAAAAGAAGCTGGAAATTTTTGCTGACGAGTCGCAGATGGAAGCGTACCTGAAGGAAGCCTCTGCCCTGACCGCTGGCGGTGATGGCAAGGGTGGCCGCACTGGCTACGACCCTGTGTTCCGCGCACTGCGTCTGGCTAACCCCCTGCGCGGCGTGTCTCGCACTGTGGCAACTGACGGTTCGTCCTATCAGTTCCGCGTCAAGACCGGCAACGCTGGTGCTCAGTGGGGCTACGGCATCCAGAACAACGGTGCGCCCACCACGGAAAACACCAGCATCTGGCAAATCGTCCTCAAGGACATCAACGTGCAGTTCCCTATTCGTACTGCTGCGCTGGATGACATTGACGGTTTGGAAGCCAACGTGGTTGACGACATGCTGGCCGAATTCGCACAGGCTGAGGCACTCAGCATGATGCAGAACAATGACCAGACCGGTGACGGTTCTACTGTTGCAACAGGTGGCGCGGACGGCGTGCGCGGTCTTGACCAATATCCCGGCGCAAACTCCACCTACACAGGCGGCACAACCAGCGTTTCGTCCTTTGGCGCAAGCGGCACTGGTTCTACCAGCGGCTTGCACAACTTGGCGACATACGACCAGTTGACCACCAACGGCAACACCGTGGGCGCGAACAACATCACCTACAACGATGTGATCAACCTCATCTATGCCCTGCCGCAAGAGTACTGGACCGACAGCGCACGTTTCGTCATCAGCCCCATCCTGTTGAACGCGATTCGCGGCCTGAAGGACAACAACGGCGCACCCATCTACAACCGTAATGAAGGTCTGTCGGTTGAGGGTATCGTGGGCCAACTGTTGGGCTTTGACGTGGTTGTCAACAAGTATGCTGACACTCCATCGCAAACTACCACTGGCAGTGCTGGCACTCGCAGCCTGTACCCAATGTATTTTGCTGACTGGAGCCGCTACCACACCATCATTGACCGCTTGAACATGGTCATGCGCAGATACGACCAGACACTCCCCGGATTTATCACTTTCTATGGTGAGAAACGTCTGGCGACCAGCGTGCGTGATCCTAATGCGGGTGTGCGTTATCGTTCCACCGCAACTGCGACCTGATTGCAGTGAGCCATTGGCAGGGGCTACGGCCCTTGCCTCTTTTCACTTTTCACAACCGGACACACGCCATGAATATCACCGAAAAAGTCCTGAGCGGCATCAAGCAAGCCCTGATGGAGCACACTGCCGTCAACATCGACCTGCGCGAAGCATCTGCCTTGACCGGTTCCGGTTCCAATGTCGGTGGCCGCGTTGTTTTTGATGACGCCTTTGCTGCACTGCGCCTTGCCAATCCATTGCGGATGGCCTCACGCGAAGTCCCCATCAACGGTTCGGACATGCAGTTTGTTGCCAAGACCGGTAACGCAACCAACCAAACAAACCCTTGGGGCTACACGTTCACGCCCAACAGCGGAACACCCAACACGAACACCACAATCTGGCAGTTGCCTGTACGCGCCATCACGGCCCAACTTCCGATTCGTACTGCCGTCCTGTCGGACGTCAACAACCTTGACCCAACCATTGCTGATGACCTTGCCCTTGAGTTTTCTCAACAGGAAGCATTGAGCATGGTTCGTAACAACGATCAATCCGGAACCACGACCACCGCAACCGGCGGCGAAGTTGGTTTGCGCGGCTTGGACAGCTACCTGAGCGGCGCGGCAAGTGCGTATGGCACAAGCGGCGTGAACATGACCAACGGCATTCACACGATTGCCACCGTCAGCTTTGGCGGCGTGACGCCCACCTACAACAAGATTGTGGACACGGTTGACGCGTTGCCAGCCCAATACTGGTCTATGCCCGGAACTATGTGGCAGATGACGCCCACCCTCATCAAGACATTGCGTCAGTTGAAGGACACACAAGGCATGCCCCTGTTCCTTGAAATTGGTGAGAAAGACGGTTCTGCTGTGGGCAACGTGTTTGGCTTCCCTGTGATTGCCAACCCGTACCTGAGTGACGCGTTCCCTGCCTACCTTGGCAACTGGCCGCGATTCATGACCATTGGCGACACCGAGCAAATCACCATCCAAGGCTTTGAGCAAACAGCACCCGGCTTCATCACCATGTTCGCAGAAAAGCGCGTGGTGTCCACCGTCCGCAACCCGTTTGCTGGCGTCCGCGTGTCTGCCGCGTAAGGGGTAAGCAATGTCTGTTGAGCAACTTGGGTATCTCAACTACGGTGCGCCAACGCGCAACCCGTTCAACTATGCCAAATTTGAGCAGATTGGGCGGGACATTGCTACCCAGTGGCTGACCACGCAAGAACTTGCCAACCAACTGAACTTGTTTGAAGACGAGTCGCAAGACGGGTTCCTTGAGGCACTTGAACTGGCCGTGCGGCAAGCCATTGAGGATTTCATTGGCATGTCGATTTTTCCGACCAGCTACCGGGTTTGGTACAACGCGGCCAGCTTGTACGGCACGCCTTTGACGCTGGATTTGCCGGAAGTAAGCCAGAACCAGAACCCGGGGCAACTTGGCGTCACCGTTAGCGCAGTTAAATACTGGACAGGTGGCAATATCCCGGTGCTGAACACAGTACCCCCCAATCAATACTATTACGACCCTTCCGGCAACAAAATCGTGCTGCAACAACTGCCGTCCGATTTGAACAGCGACATGACCAGCCCGGTGTTCTGCGAATACGTGACAGCCGCAAACCC